TCAAACTCCGCGCCGTAGCTGCCGCAGCCCTGCACTCAGCCACGCCTTGCTGCGGACGTCCCTCGCTCGGGGCTTGGTCTCTGCCGGCGGCTTACGCGGTTCGAGTGCCGCCTTGATTCGCTCGATCTCCTTCGCTCCGGCCTCGGCCAGGCGCCGAGCCTGTTGCTGCTGCTCGCGCGTCGGCGGCAGACCGGGCAGTGGCGGGGGCAACTGGATCGGCGTGCTGTCGGTCAGCCGGGCGACGGCCTCACGCAGACGCAGCTCGGGATACAGCCGGGCCGCACACCAGCGCTCGGCATACCGCTTCGCCTGTCGGACGCTGGCGGCGCGCACTTCCTTCACCTGCCACATCTTCTGGCCTTCCATCCATAGCCGGACGCCAGGACCGCCATCGAGCGTGACGTTCGCCGTTTCCCGGCCGTTGTACCAGAGCGCCCAGCGCTCCCCGGTCTGGACCCAGCCAGAGGGGATCGGGGCGGTGCGGAAACCTTGGTAGCCATGCGAAGGAAGCATGTCCGGAAGGATACGGCCGGCCGTCGCAAAGGCTGCGACAAGGGATCGTTCACCGGCTGAACCGTTCGGGATCACACCCCGGCCACGGCCGGCCGGACTACCCTTCGGCCATGTGCGGCCGATTCGTCCAGCTCCCCGTGATCGACTTCGGCCAGCCGGGGCTGGCTGACCTTGCCCCCGGCCTGGCCGAGATCCAGCCCAGCTATAACCTGGCGCCGACGCAGCGCGCCTCGGTGATCCTGGACCGTGGCGAAGGTCGTCAGGTCACCCGCTTGGCGTGGGGCTTGCTGCCCTTCTGGGCCAAGGCCAAGGGCCTGCAGGGCTCGACCATCAACGCCCGGATCGAGACGGTGGCCACCAAGCCAGCGTTCCGATCGGCGTTCAAGAAGCGCCGCTGCGTCGTCCCGATGGCCGGCTACTACGAGTGGTCGGTGAACCCCGAGGACGGCAAGAAGGATCCGTGGTTCATCCACGCCACCGGGCCACTGCTGGCCGCTGGCCTATGGGAGGACACCAGCCCGCTGCTGCCCGACGGCAACCTCGGCACCTTCACCATCATCACCGGCGACAGCAGCGGCGTATCGGCCGACATCCACGACCGCATGCCGGTGTGGCTGCAGGTCGGCCAGATCGATGAGTGGATGGCCGCCAGCCCCGACGACGCCATGGCCATGCTGCTGGCCAGCGAACCGCCGGCGATGGAGGCCTACCGCGTCAGCCGCGCGGTGAACACGCCGAGAAACAACCGGGAGGACCTGCTGGTGCAGGTGGCTTAGCGGCAGCTGGCCCGCATGGCTTAGACTTCGCGAGCCACGCAACCACGGAATGGAGCCATGAGCGAAGTACTCAACGTAACCTTCGATCTGCTTTTCACACAAGACACTATTGATCGCTTGCAGGGCATCTCAGTGTCGCTGCCTGGCCTGTTGCCAGTGGATGGGCTCACGCCTACCGCAGGCGATCTCGTCGATCTCAATGTGGGTGGTGAACAGCTGCCCTTTCAAGTTCGCGCCCGACGGTTCCGATGGAAGAGTGGCAACCACATGGTGATCCAATTGACCATGAAATTGCCTGAAGAGGTTTCCATTCCGGGTTCAGTGCTTGAGAATCGCAGAACAGCGCCTGCTCACGCAAACTAGTAGGTGGCTGTTCCGAACAGACGACGCACGCCAGGAAATGGATTTGACCCAGCAAGAAGTGGCTGCATCGTCAGTACGTCCACGGCCGCGATCGTGAGCTGGTTGCGGGCAGCGTTCAATCGACCAACTATCCCTGGAACCTGCTCGTCAGTCTCGCCTAGCGTTGCTCCAATCATTGGGTTTGCCCATATCCATGGGTTGGTCTGACCCTTCGTGAGCGAGAACGTCCTAGGCCATCCCTGGCTGTCTAGGTCATCGAACGTTTGCGTAATCCTCAACTGTCGGTAAGCAGACGCAAAAACCAAGTTGCTACCCGCGTCAAAAATGTCTAGTCCGTAGGGCGACCCGCCCGACCCGATCGCAACGCGAGTTGAGAGCACAGCCCAATCGAAGGGGCACTGCCCCCACAACTGGACTCCACCGTTTGGTCGGCCTGGGTTGCTTCCAAACGGCGGATAGGGTGAGTTGACAAAGCATCCTCCGACATACTGATCAGCAGACTCCGGCCTGATGATCACCATAGGGCATTCAGTTGCGACGCTCGTCGTGGCGTCCATCGCTATATCGACGAAGTAGCTATTGCTTGCCACAGCCTTGGTGTTGCAGTAGCCGCCAAAAGCAAACCGTGGGTTTCGATAGTCACTGTCGATCTGCAGAATCTGATCGTCATTGAATACCTGCAGTCCTGCATTCATATGCGAAACACCGAGTAATAGTTTGTGTTGCGGATTCCACCGAAAGCGTCGTTGCACAGAACGTTGAAGCCGCCATTGACGATAGTCACGGGGTTCCCAGCACCTGGACCCGAGGATGCCACGGCCAGCCAAGTTCCGTCGTTGACCATGCCTGGAACACTGATGAAAGCGATGATTGGCCATGACCCAGCCGGAGCCACATACGAGCCTGAAACCACATGACGGGTAAGGCGATCCGTAACATCAAGCACTAAGGCTCCATTCTGGTCCCACACCTGAAGTCCCTGAGTCATGACCAGATTCCAAGGCGCACGCGCAAGGTTCCATTGCCGTCGTAGACCTGAATCACGCGATCATTAATCGTCAGGTAGCCACCGCTGTTCGCACCGGTCATCGTGAGCGTTCCGTTCTTGTCCAGCTTCCACCTGGGCTGACCGCCGACTCCGGTTGCGTTGGATTGAATGACGTCCCCGATCATGGCGTTCTGGATCCAGCCTGTCCCGATCATCGCCTGGCTGATGAAGGTCTGGCCGCCCTGAATCACGAATGGCGACGTGACCTGCCCGTTAACCAGGTTGATCACCGCGAACCGATCGGCCTGGAACAGGATCTGGCTCTGGTAGCTCCCGTCGGGCTGGTTCTCGATGCCGATGCCCATGCCGGCGGCGTAGTACTGGCCATTGGCCGCCACCTGCAGCTTCAGGGTCCATGAGGCGCTGATCCGGCCATCCATATCGACCACAGCATGGGAGGTCTGCTGCACCATTGCCTGCGTGTCGCCAACCTTTGCCTCCACCGTGTCCTGGCGCTGCGACAGCGCATAGTCGCCTTGTGCGATGACGGTCTGGATGGCGATGGTGCCGGCGAACACAGCCTCATCGCCAGCGCCCCAGTCACTGTCGCCGGCAGCCTGGACGTCCAGCTGCGCGAAAAGGCCATCCGTCTTCTGCCCGACCGCCTGCAGGCCGGTCTCCGGATCGTTGACCTGCAGCTCGAGCGTGTTGACCCGCCCAACGACAGCACCCGCCTGAGCGACCGCGTCGCCCACGTCCTTCCATTTCGTGCCCGGCGGCTCCTCATTGCCCGCCGCGCTGTCGTTCCACAGCCAGATCTTGCCGTTGTACACAACGGTATCGCCAGGCTCATAGGTGGCGCCGGCCTCCCAGATCAGTGGCACGATCTGGTCGATGCTCTCGATCTTGGTCAGCAGATCCTGACCAAGCGCGCTCTCCGTTATCCGTCCCGAGAAGTAGGCGTCGTAGTCCGACTGGTTTGTGCTGGCCTCTCCCATCACTCCAGCGCCCGCCGGATACCACGGCCCGATGTTGCCACTGCGGTCAACCAGCCTTGCCCAGAAGTAGAACCGCGCACCGGCGGCCAAGCCGTCCAGCTCGAGACGGTTCTGCGGGTAGGCATAGTCGCCGAGCTTCGTGGCCGTCTCGCGATCCGGGCCGGTGCTGCGCCAGATCTCAGTGCGCTGGGTGTCGGTCGCCCCAGGCGGGAACGCCCACGCCAGTCGGATGCCGAACACGATGGACGTGGCAGTCAGCGAGGTCACCGCCGGCGGCGGCTCGGTCTTGCCGGCAATGGTCGTGAGCGGGCTCATAGCCGGAAGCGACACGGCGTTGAGCGCGTTCACCGCCCTCACTCGCGCAAGGTACTGGCCAGCGTAGATCCCGGGCACCTCGATGCTGGTGGTGGCCACCCGCCCCTGGCGCACCCAGTTGAGGTCGTCGCGGCGCCACTCGACGTCGTAAGCGATGGCGTTGTCGGCTGGCTCCCATTGGATGGTCAGCGTCGGAGTGGCGATGCCCTGCTCGATCACCACGTGCGAGGACAGAGCCACGTTGGTCGGCGGCGGCTGGACGCTGGGCGGGATGATGCTGATCGGCGGCAGCTCCAGTCGTGTGCCGTCGTCGATCGCCGCATACTTGCCCGGGACGTGCTTCAGCGCAGTGATGTTGTAGGTCAGTTCCTCGCCTTCAGTGACGGCGATCACGCGGAACAGCTGCAGCACCAAGTCGCTGGATTCGGTGGCCCAGACAGACTGCGGCACCGGGACCGCCGACCACGGCGCCGAGACCGTGACCACTCCCGTGGCGGCATCGATCCCGTTGATGGTCCGGCCTTCCGTGCGCCCACTGGGCAGCGTGGCTCGCAAGGTGTCGCCCACCGCCATCGTCTCGGGCACTAGGTCCAGCGTGAGGCTGCTAGCGCCTGCTGCGCGGATGCGGCCGGCATTGCGGCGCCCCGCCCGGTTCGGGTCAGCCACCTGGATGACGTCGCCCGGCATGCAGTTGAGGGCATCCAAGCCCACCGCGAAGCTGACGGTCTCGGTCTCCAGGCTCTCTGTGTACAGGATGTGGTTGCCCACCCGCTGCGCCTGCGCACGCGAATGGCAGCCGATCGCCGTGACCTCGGTCTGGTTGACGCCATAGCGCGCTATGGCGTCGAGGTGCTGAACGACCTCCACCTTCTGCCGGCCGAAGTCGTCCGGATCGGTCCACGACACCAGCGCTACGGTGTGCCGCGTTCTCCGGCCGCTGCCTTCGTAGTGGAAACGGCCCTCGATCACGTTGGCCTGGCTGTAGGTCGGGCCCGGATCCTTGGGCATGTCGGCCGAGGCCATGATCTGGCCGGCCGCATAGAAGCTGATGCCGCGGAACATGCCAGCCATGTCCTGCAGCACCTTGTAGGCGTCCGCCCTGCTCTGCAGGTACAGGCTGCAGGTGAACCGCGGCTCTTGGCCGCCCATGCCGTCGCTCACCAACTGATCGCAGTACTGGGCGATCTGGTACAGCCGCCACTTATCCACCCAGTCCAGCGGGATGCGGTTGCCCAGGCCGAATCGATCATTGGTGACGATGTCGAAGAACACCCAGGCCGGGTTGTTCGTCCAAGCCGACTTGAAGGTGCCGTCCCACACGCCGCTGTAGGTTCGGCCAATAGGATCGTAGTTGCTGGGCACGCGGATGATCCGCCCCCACACCCGGTAGGATCGCGACGGGATGTTCTGGAACTGGCTCGCGTCGACCTGGACCGCGCACAGCGCACTGTTCGGATACCGCAGCTTGACGTCGATGATCTCGGTCATCGAAAGCACGTTCACCGTGTCCGAGATCAGCGAGTTGTTCTGGTTCGGAGTCAGCCTGCGAATGCGAACCTGCCACTGCGAGCCGGCCGGCAGGTCAATTCGGCGGCTGCGCTCGTACTGCGTCGTGGTCTTGCCGGTGATCGCATCGTTGAGCACGGTGGTGTAGGCGCCACCGTCGACCGACACATCCACCGCGTAGCTGATCGAGTAGCCGTTCCGGTCGCCGTTTTCCTCATCCACCTTCTGCAGGGCGGGGACGGCCAGCCGGATGCGCACGGCCGACAGGTCCGAACCGCTGACAGTGCGCACGACAGGCTGGTCGCTGCGCAGCTCCACATTCACTGAGATTTCGTTTTCGACCGACGGGAACCCCGGGATGTACTCCTGGTCCTGCGTACCCGATCGGGTGTCGACGGTGACGCCAGCGAAGTTCCACCCGCCGTCCGGGTTCTGGATGGGAACCTGGTTCAGGTAGATCGACTGATTGCCGGCCACCAAGCCGCGGATCTCGCCCTCGCTGACAAGGTCGATGATCCTGGCCACGGCCATCGAGTGCAGGCTGTCCGGCGTCTCCACCGGCGTGCGGCCGTTGCTGCCGCTCTTGCCGCCGGCGCCGGCCAGCTGCAGCCCGCGGGCGATTGGAGTTGCGACTGGAAGATTCAAAGCTGGTCCTCCGCCATGATTCCGCCGCTGATCACCGCGCTGCCGGTGAGCATGCCCTTCTGGTCGTGGCCGCCGTAGGCGACCGGCACAGGATTGCCCTGCGCTTGGGTATTGACGGTTCCGTTCATGCTGTAACTCGGCCGGTTCTCGACGCTGTCCTGTGACCCCAGCCCCTTCGGCTGGGGCCCGAGCATCTGGACGACGCCGCCAAGAGCCATCACCGCGCCTGAATAGACCAAATTTGCTTGGCCGGTGTAGGCACCAATCACAATCAGAACGACACCCATGATGATGTTTAGGATGCCCCCGCGCTTGCTGCCGAGCAGTACCGGTGCAATGCGGATGTCTTCCTTTCCGGGCGGGTCCTGCAGCTGCTCTTTCGTCAGGTTCTGCTTGCCCACGAAGACGGCGAAGGCCATGCCGTTCTCCTTCGCGCGGGCCAGGTACTGCTGGAAGCCCGGCAAAATCGCACACAGCGCGCGCACGGCCTCGGCGGGGCTGTTGACGGCGAGGCGGAAGGAGCGGCCGAAGCGGCTGCCCAACTGTCCGTACAGGCGGATGGTGCGCAGGCGCTCAGACACGGGCAGCCTCCTTGTGGCGGACGATGTAACGGGTACGCTCGGCCCACATGCCACCGTAGGTGATGACCTCCGACAGACGGCCGTGCATGTGGTGGAGCAGCTGGCCGTCGCCGAGGTAGACACCGGCGTGGTTCGGGACGGGCGAACGAATCTGCATCAGCACCATGTCACCGCGCTGCGGCTCACCGTCGATCAGGTCGAAGCCCTCGGCGCGCAGCCGGTCCACGCTGTAAAGGTCCTGGCCCTTCTCCCACCAGTCATCCTCCCGCTGGTACTGGCTGAGCTGGATGCCAAGCTCGCGCTCGTAGAAGTCGCGCACCAAGGTGTAGCAGTCCAGGGTGCCGTGGGCAAACTGCCGGCCAACCAGCGGCGCCTCGTAGCCGCACGGCTCGATGGTCTGCAGGTCGCCGCACTCGGGGGCGGCACCGGTAACCTGGCCAACGCTGACGATGTGCCACGGCAGGCCGCTGGCCTCGCACATGACACGGTCGGCATCCGACGCCGTCGCCGGGGCGTTCGGGTGGCTGTGCACGACGGCCAGCACCTGGCCCACGTCCTCGGCGTCGGCGAAGTCCTCCGCCGGCAGCCGGAAGTGCTCGCTGGGCGTGGTGGCCACATTGCGGCACGGGATGTACGTCTCCCCTTCGCGGCCGGTCACGATCAGGCCGCAGCACTCGCGCGGGTACTCGGCCACGGCGTGCGCCTGGATGGCCTGCAAGGTCGTCTGTTGCATGGGTGTCGCCCATAGAAAAGGCCCGCACATGGCGGGCCTTGGGTGATAGGTGGTGGCGGCCGGAGCGGATCCCGGCATTGAAGGACTCCCGGTTCCTTCATGACGCTGCGGTCAGTAACGCATCAGCCTGCGTATTCACCACCATGGAGAAATCCTACTACGTGCGCAGTAGACCTGCGGCCGGGAACCCGCCGTAGGGCAGCGGCTTGTCGACCCCGAAGCGAAGCTTGCAGCTGTTCACCCTTCCCCCGCACTGGTCACGTGCAGGGTCGGTGGTGGGGACGTCGTTGGCATCGGCCACGGCCGGCCCGTTGTAGCCGCAGTAGGGGCCGCGGTAGCCGCCCCGGATCAGCCAGCCGCAGACACCAGCGATGACCTGCCGGCCTGGCAGCTGCTCGCCGTTGAGGTCGATCGCTGTGGTCAGCTCGAACTCGACGGTCTCCTTCGTCTCCGAGACCTTGCGCTCGATGAACCAGATCTCGTCGAGGAAGTGCTCGTTCGGGTCGGCGGTCGGGTTCCCCTCGGGGAAGTTCGCCGCGTCGAGGTACTTGGCCAGCGTCTGCCGGCGGATCACCCGTGCGCCCACCAAGTCGTCGAACAGCAGGCACAGGGCCGTGATCCGGCCATCGATGTTGCTGACTTTCAGGCGAGGATTCGGCGGCTGGTCGCTGGTGCGGGAAAAGCCGGTCGCATCGATCGGCCAGGGCCCGTACTCCTGGCCCTGCCACCAGATCACCCCAGACTGCAGGTGCGCGTGGAAGAACAGCTGGTCGGCGCCGAAGCTGCTGGCGTCCAGCTCGAACAGGGTGATGCGGCCGCCGGGCTCCAGCTGCTGGGCATCGGCAGTGATCATGCCAGAACCGCCGATTCACCGGTGCCCAATGGCAGGGAGACCTCCCCGGGCCAGTTGAATGCCTCCGGCTGGGGCAGCAAGGCCCGGACCTGATCCCAGGTTTCGATGCCAGCAGGCGCGGCCAGCACCAGAGCCTCCAGCTCCTGATTCACAGCGTCGCGCCAGGCAACCATCGCGCGTGCTTCGTCACGGTAGCGCGGTACACCGCTGTTGAAGTACCCGACGCACGTCTCGATGCTGTCGTAGCGCCGCTCCTTCACCCAGGCCGTCATCCAGTCCCAGGCAGCTGCACGGATCGCGCGGTAATGCTCAGGGCTGTGCAGCTCGTAGGGCAAACCCACCGGCTCCGGCGTGTTGCCTTCAGCCAGCCAGGCCAGATAGTCGTCATACCAGCGGTGGCCCTCGGGGATCTCGGCACCATCAGACAGGCGTTTGACCTTGCCTGGATCTTTCGTCAACTGATACATGTCACAGCTCCGCGTCGAAGAAGTAGCCCGCGCCATAGGCAAACGCACCCGTGGCTGACACGTATATGTCCACGCCCCTTGCGGATGCGTTCGCGCTGATTCCTGAGCAACCGTATACGTAGCCCACGTTGTTGAAGGTCACCGCTGGAGTAGCTCGCATGGCAATGGGGACGTGGATCGACACGCCCGTCGCGACCGAAACGGCGCCCCGGCTGAAGGTTCCGCCAGCCTTCCCGTAGCGTTGGCACAGAATTGTTTCCAATGCTGCTGGGCGCGCATCAAACGCGGTCGCGCTCTCACCGCGCTCCATTTGCAGTTGGGAGAAGCTCGTCGGGGCGGAAGTGCTGATATCGACCAGCATGTCCCCCGAACCATTGGCGAGCAGCGTAACGCTCTGCCGGCCTGAGCCGGCGGGGATGGTCCCGACCGCACCTGCCATGTACACGGTTATGGGGCCGGACGGAGACTCTGCGCTGATTGTGATCGGCTTGCTCCAAGCGTTCTGTGGGGACTCCACAACCTGCTGGATTGGACCGTTCAAGGTCCAGACGCCAGCGCTGTTGATGACGATGTTGCATCCGCCGTTGCCACCTTTCCAACGGTCATAGCCAAAGACTCCAACCGCTAGAGCGCCGCCTGCGAAATCTCGTTGGTTGATCGGGATCCCGCAGTTCATCAGCATGTTCTTGCCGGCCAGCTGTGCCAACGTCTGCAATCCCTCATAAAGCTCTGTGTCGTTGGCGTTCACCTTCTCGAAAGCTACTTTTGCCGGATCGCCCTTGTAGGTCCCATGGTCGGTTGTGGTGTCGATGATCTGCTGGGCCATAGCACTTCCTTACGGCTGGAACGTTTGTTCGAATGTGGCATTCAGCGTGAACACGCCATTGCCATGAGGGATGAGGCTGTACGTCTTGCACAGGTACAGGCCCTGGACCCCGAGCGGCGGCGTCCACAGGAACGACACGGCGCCCTTTCGCGCGCGAATGAAGGCCAGCGCAGGGCCCACCTTGGACTCGCGGCCAACTATGGAAATCGGCCACTGCTGGGTCTCGTTGTTCAGGCCATCGGCAGCGGTCTGTCTATAGCCGTCGCCGAACCTCGCCTCACGGGTCAGGAAATCGCCGGTGCCGGTGATCTCGGTGCGCACGCACCAGGTGAACACCTCAGCCATTGCTCACCCTCATCTGATGGAAGAGGCCGCCGGGCCGCGACTGTTGGGTGGCCCACTCGTTCATCTTGGAAGTGAAGAACTGATTGAGCCGACGAGCGTCCTCGCTGCCATCGCCCTGTTGGGTGGAGCTGGTGCCATCGGACGAGATGTTCATCGTGGTGTTGAAGTTGTTGGTGATCCCGCCACCGCCGCCAATGGCAGATGCGGGCATGCCTGCGGTGATCGGACGAACCGAACCAGCGTCGCCGGGGATCAGGTAGGTCTTCCCGCCCTGGTCAAACAGTTCAGGCCGACCGCCCTCGCCCACGCGGTACATGCTGCCGGCGGCAACAGGCCCTCCGCCGGCGCGGCCACCGGCCATGCCGCCAATCGCGCTGCCGACCGCGTTGATCCAGCTCGACCCAGTGCCGCTGTAGCTGCTGGCCCAGCTGCCGATCATCTGGAATATCTGCGAAGCGGCCGCCTGGGCCGCCATCTTCTGCAGCGTCTTCGCGAAGCTCTGAACCATCCCGCCCAAGCCTTCGGAGAAGGGATCGAACAGGAAGTCGGCGAAGGCATCCTGCATGTTTCGGGCGGCCTGGTCGGCGTAGGTGCTCCACTGCCCGAAGGTCTGCTCCACCGACGAGCTGGTGTCGTCGTCGATACCGAACATGCCATCGAAGGCGTCGGCGAACTTCTGGGCGCTCTCGCCCATGATCGACTCGGCCTCGTCGATGTTGCCGAGCATGTCCAGCAGCGAGGCGCTGGAACGAAGCGCGGACTGCGCGGCCGCGTCGATGCCCTTCAGGCCGCCGGACTGGATCTCGTAGTTGACCCGGCTAAGCTCCGAGCTGTCGCCGAACAGGGCGATCTGCCGCTCCAGCTGCTCATTGGTGGACCGATAGGAGTCCTGCAGCTTCTTGGCCTGCTTGTCCTGCTGCGTTGCAGCCGCCGACTTCTTCTTCTCGCCCTCCGCCCAAGTGGCCTGGAGCTTTGCTTCCCACTCCGCTGCCCGGCGCAGTTGCTCGGTCTGGTCCTTGGTGGCCTGGATCTCTTCCGCCGTAGCTTGGGTGCGTCGACCCCGGGGGCCGCTCCTTGCCCCCTCTGGGATGCCGGCTCCGCCACCCTGCATGGCAGCCCAGCCCTTGTCGGCATAGGCGGTGCCGGCCATGTAGTCCTTGGCGAAGGCGCCCCATCCGCCTCCCTGCGATCCGAACAGGCCGCTGTACTGCCCGGTGGCCAGCTTGATGACTGCGTTGCCCTGCTTCTCCACCGCCACCAGGCCGCCCCGCAGTCGATCCAGCCAGTCCTCGACCACCCCGAAGATCTCAGCCGCCTTGCCGATCTCGCGGAACGCCGAGGCGATCCCGTGAGCGACATCGCGCACGCCGCCGCCCTCCTTGGCGACGTCCACCAGTTGCGTGGTCAAGTCAGTCAGCGTGGGCAACAGCTCACTTGCCAGCTGGGTGAACCAGCCCTGCGTTGCGGCGCGCAGGTCGTCCAGGCGATCGTTGAACTCGGCCGCAGCGCCCGCAGTGTCCGAGTCGATGACGATGCCCAGCGAACGCGCCCGTTCCTCCATGGTCCGCATGCCGTCGGCGCCGAGGCTGAGGAACTCCAAGAATTCCGCACCTGACTTGCCGAACAGCTGCATCGCCAGCGCGGTCTTCGTGGTCTCGTTGCTGATGCCAGCGAACCGATTTTGGACCTCGGGGAGCAGGTCCTCGAAGCTCCGAAGGTTCCCGGCCTGGTCCTTGACCGAGATCCCAAGCGCCTTGAACGTCTTGTCCGCGTCGCTGCCGGCTTTCGACGCATCCGCAATGTTCTTGCTGAACTTGGGAATGATGCCGACCAGACCTTCCAAGTCCGAGCCAGTCATCTTGGCGGCGTAGCCCCACCCCGACAGCGTCTCCGTCGAGATGCTGAACCTGGCCGACAGTTCGTCGATGCGATCGGCAGCATTGATCGCATTGCTCAGGCCGGTGATCGCTGCGTCCACGCTCGCGAATGCAGCGATGGCACCGCCGATCACGCTGCCGATGGCAGTGAATCCGGCCACGATGCCCTTGCTGACGCCGGCCGCGGTCCGCTCCATCGACTTCATGGACTTCTCGGCCCGCTGGGTGTCCGTCACGAACGACCCGGTTTTCATCAACAGGTCGATGACGATGGAGCCGGCAGTTGCCATGCGATCAGCCTCTCGGGGGTTTCAGGCCGAATGCTGCGAGGGTTCGCAGGTCGGCATCGGGGAACTCATGGGCAACCGGAGTCGGCTGCAGGAAGTCGAGGTTCTTCTGGATCGAACCGCCGAAGCTGGCGCCGATAAGCGCGGCTGGTCGGTGGTAGCGATGCAGATCGTCGAAGGGGTACAGCTGATAGAACGCCAGCCATCGCTGGAACTCAGGCTCGGGCAGATCGTCGATCTCCCCCAGCGTTTTGCCGAGCGCGAGGCCTAGGATGCAGCTGAAGTACTCGCGTCCACGCTCGGCGATGACTTTTTTGCGTCTTCACCGATGCCGGCCACAGCCATGACGTGGGGGAACAGGTCGGTGAGGCCGTTTGCAGTCAGGTTCTGCGACTCTGCCTCGCTCAGCACCAGCTTCCCGTCGGCGTCGCACAGGCTGGCTGCCACCAGGCGCTGCATTGCAAAGCAGGTTTCGTCTTCGTTGCCGGACGCTTCCGCCGCGCGCCAGCGTCGCATCTGGCCGGCGCTGACCTGGCGGAAGTGCACGGTCTCGGTCGTGCCGTCGCTGAACTTCACCTCGCGCGCGACGGGGGCATTGCTGGTCAGGATCTTGCTCTTGTCCATCAGCCGTTCTCAGTAGGTGGGGGCCGGGTACGCGACGGCTGGGCGCGCAGAGCCGGACACCCCGAAGGTCTATACGTGAGCCGTCAGGCCGAGTACGGCCCGTTCCAGTGGGGGACGACGCTGCCGCTGCGCTGGATCGTCAGCGTGCCGCGCACGATCTCGTTGGTGGCGATGTCGATGTTCAGATCAGCGACGTAGCCGCGGAAGCCGATAGAGGTGCGGAGTGGCGACGCCGGCGCGACCAGGTCGTCGTTGGAGTCGAGCGAAGGAACCGCCACGCCGTCGCTCAGGCCGATCAACCAGTCCACGACCTCCCGCGACTCCTTCAGTTCGAACAGGATCTGGTGCGACTGGCTGCGGGGGATGAAGTTGAACGGGACGCTGACCTGCCCCGGATTGCCCAGGCCGCCCTCGAACTCCTTGTCACCGACAGTGCTCAGGCAGGTGGATTCGATCTGGTCGGCAGCGCCGCCCAGGCCAGTGATGCCAGTCGGGCACTCGAACTTCAGGACCGAGGCGGCGCTGGAACTCAGCTTGTCCACGGTGAAGAGCTCGGACCCCTGGGTTTTGATGACGCCCTCGGTCATTGCAAAGTCCTCTGGTCAAAGAAAAACCGCCTGGCGGCGGCTGTTGGGGTGGTGCCAGCGGCTCAGCGCTGGTCGATGAAGTCGGCCTCCATGCCGACGCGGAAAAGTCCCGTGTCAGGGTCGCGGTTATTGACCACCAGTCGATTGCAGATCAGTCCCGTATCCAGGGCAGCCCTCACGGCGGTTGCCAGCGCCTCCACCTGGCCGTCGGCGTTCTCGCCACCGCAGTAGCAGTCGATCTGCACGGTTGTGAAGTCACCGGTTGGCGCACTGCTGAGATTGTCGAAGGGCTGACCAGAAATGATCTGCCAAGTGATGTACGGCCGCTGCTCGGTCTGCTTGACGAACCCGTGCCGCCCGATTCGGTCACCGACGATCGCCGCGACCGAAGGCGTGTGTATGGTCCGGAACACCTTCGGGAACATCAGCGACCTCCCCGGTTCTGTTGGGCCAGCTTCGCCACCAGGCGATCAATCCTCACGGTCAGGTCGCCGACCACCAGGTTGATCGTCTCCTCTCCGCGCTCGTTCACCGTTCGACGGATGAATGAGCGCGCAGGCTGGTGCACCGATCCGTACTCCTTCAGCTGTGCCGACTTCAGAGTGCTGACCTGCTCACCCTTGCGGCCCGGATACATCCTCCGCTTGATCCGGACCAGGTAGCGCTCGCCGTTGCCGTCGCTGGGCGCCTTGCCGCGCGTGGCGATGATGTTCTGCGCCAGCAGGCCGGTGGACTCGTCGCCCGGTTCGAGCACCGCCTGCAGGTTCTGTCGCTCCTTGTCACGCAGAAACCGCGCGCCTTTAGCCAGCGCCAGCTTCACCGGCCCACCCTTCTTGCTCACGGCCTCGGACGGGAGGCTGCTCAGTGTGCGGATGATTCCGGGGATGCCGGTGATGTTGAACTCGACCTTCATGTCGACTACTGCCCGTCGTTAACGCCGGCCGAAACCGGGATCGTGATGTACTCCAGCCCAGACGCCTTGTCAGGCAGCAGGCCTGCAATGTTGAAGACCTCGCCGCGGTGGATCAGGCGCATCGACGGCAACAGTCCATCGCGGTGACGCATGGTGATGCGTGCCGTGACCGCCGATTGGGTCTGCCCGGACTGGATGAACTCTCGGGCGGACAGCGGCTCGACAGATGCCCATACAGTGGCCACGTCGACCCACGCCGTCTGCTCGACACCATCATCGTCCCTGGTGGTCACCTGCTGCTGGATCAACACGCGGTGGCGGAGCTTTCCTGCCGGCAGGCTCATGTCAGACCCCGAGGCCGATGCGATACGGCCATAGCAGGCTGTGCGCGCCCATCGGGACCTGGATGGTCGCCCCGTCACCGCCCTGCACGTCTTCACGCGTGCGATACAGGTGCCCCAGCATCAGCAGGATGGCCGCCCTGATTGAGTCGTTGGCCAGCATAGGATCGACGCCGGCCGTACCATCCAGGATTGCAGCGGCCATGGCTTCAGTGTCTTTGAACACACGGCGGTTAAGAAACTCCTGGGCAGCGCCTTCTGACGCTGCCCCGTAGAGCTCCAACAGCCCGTCATCGTCCGTATCGACACGGCAATGTGCTCGGGCCTGTTCCAGGGTGATCAGCTCCATGGTCAGCCCTTGGCCTTGCCTTGGCGCGCCTTCTTGCCAGCGGGCTGTTCGCTCATGGCGTCGGCGGGTTCCGCAGCGACTCCAGTGGCAGTGGTTTCTTCCGTCACCGGCTCCGGTAGCTCTGCCTGGGGCTGTTCGCTCACGGCGTCGGCGGCGCCGGTGTCGATGAAGTACTGCCCGCGGCTGCTGTCCATTCGAACGGTGGCGCCAGCGCGCGGATCCGGCTCTTTGAACTTGATCAGCATGATCCTCTCCGAACCCGGCCTGCACCGTGGCAGGCCGGGATAGTCTGGAACGGTGGATTAGGCGATGTTGCCCAGGTCGCCGTAGATGAAGGCCTGCGGCCGGTAGACCGCCAGCGCCAGGCGCTCTTCGGCCAGGATGGTCACCAGGTTCTTGACGAAGTCGTCTTCGTTCTCGGTCGCCACCTCGACACGTGCCTGCCAGCGATCGAACAGCTGAGCCCCCAGCTTGAACGCGCCGGTGAGGAACTTGTCCTCGGCGATCGCCTGGGTTGCAACGACCGGCAGGTTCCACAGCGTGGCGCCGATGACACCCTGCGGATTGCCGATGATGTAGCGGCCGGTGGTGTCCTTCAGCAGCTCGACACGTGCCCAGTCGATCGGGTTGAGCACGATGCCGCTGGCCGGGAACTCAGCCAGCTGCGCCTGCAGCATTGCCAGGCGGATCTTGTCGATTACCGTGGCATCGGCCGGCTCGAACGGTGCAGCGTAAGCCGTCGCCTGCGGGATGATGCCCAGCAGGTTCTGGCCGGTGCCGTCACCATTGAGAAGCTGCTGCTCTTCCTTGAACGCCAGGCCGTAGCGCAGGCGGCCATCGATGTAGCTGGCGAGCTGAGAAGCATCGCCGAGGATCTGGCGCGACGCCTTCATGTAGTGCGCGACCACCTTGGCAGTGGTGCTCACCAGATCGAACTTCAGGCTGGACTCGGGCTTCTTCGCAGTCTCCGCCACCGGCGCGGCATTGTTGGTGAAGCCAGTTTCCTTCACGTACTCCAGCGTGTTGCCATCCATTCGGCCCGGCGTGATCAGGTCGCGTACCGTCAGGCGTCGGTCCGGCGGCGCGATGACACCCGGCAGACGGGTGGGGGTGACCAGGTCGCCGGCCGCGCCGTCGGTGTCGGTCGTGACCGAGGTGATCGCAGCACTGAACGTCATGTCGACGCGACCCCGCGGGGTGGTCTTGCTGGCGAATGCCTGGAACTCGTCACTGTTAACGAACTGCTGGCCGAACGACTGGTGCTGCACGTCGCCGCCAGCGCCGTTGGCCTCGATCTTGGCCAGCCGCTGCTCGGCGGCCTGGAGGTTGGCCTGCAGCTCGCCCTGCTTCATGAGGGCTTCATCGACTTTGGCCCGAGCCTCAGCGGACAGTTCAGTGTTCTTTGCGGCCAGCTCGGCGTAGGACTTCAGCTGGTCGCCTACGGTCTTCAGGTCGGCACTGACCTGCTTGTACTGCTTCTCGACGTCCTCGCCCACGTCGCCGAACTGGGCATGGCGGCGGAACTGGGGGATGTCGCTGGGCTTGATCAGCATCGCCGCCAGGGCGACTACGCCTGCACTGCCGAGCAGGCTCATGGCAAGGACAGACGGGCCGACCTTTGCGAATGCGCCCACCGCCAGGGGAATTGCCGATGCGATAGCGAGGACGACCAGGTAGAACGTCGCGGAGAGTTTCATGGACTTCATGTGTAAAGCTCCTATTGCGGGAGATTGAAGGAAAGACGCGGCAGCGGATCTGCCTGCACCCGGATGGCCTTTCGGCCGCTATCGGTGGGATCGCCCTCACCGCTGCCAGCGGGATCACCCCGGCTGGACTTGATTTCGCTGATCAAGCGCATGGCTTCTGACTTCGGCATGCCTGTGGCACGCAAGCCGGCCTCCACACGGCGCACCGCTGAGGCGTTCTCTTTGCTTGCGCCCTTCTCCACCTGGTCGGAGGCCAGAAGTTCATCTGCAAAGCCGTCCTCCACTGCGGAGGCGCCGCCGATCCAAGTCTCGGCATCCATCAGCTTGGACATGGCCTTCTGCTCGGCTCCGGTGCGCGCGGCGTAGATGCTGGCCATCGCGTCGTCGAAGGGCTTGAGCGTGGCAGCCACGTCAGCAAGGTCGTGCCGATTGCCTACGGCAACGACCCAAGCGTTGTGGATCATCAAGAAGCCGGCGCGCGCGATCTGGACCGTGTCACCGGCCATGGCGATGACGGACGCAGCCGATGCAGCCAAGCCCAGCACCTTCACAGTGACCTCGCCGTCGTGCTCGCGCAGCAGGTTGTAGATCGCCAGGCCTTCGAACATGTCGCCGCCGGGGCTGTTGATGTTGACCGTGACCGGTCCTTTCCCCATCCCACGCAGGGATGCCGCGATGCGCTTGGCGGTCACGCCTTCGCCCGTCCAGTAGTCGTAGCCGATCACGTCATAGATGCTGATGGACCGCTCCGCATCGGTGTCGGAAGCCGCCCTGACGCCAGCCTCCCAGCGGTCAAGGGCGCGCGGCTGGATCTGGCTGCTGACAGCGGCGCAGGGGCGGCCCTCCGGTACACCCGGCAGCGTCTTGATCGTCATGTGGTCAGTCCTTCTTGTCTTCGGAGAAGCCTAGGAACGCGCGGATAGCGGCCCGGGCCTGGTCGGCATCTGAACCAGCGCCGATGGAATCCAGCGTGGTCATCGCGGTTTGCACGGTGAGCACGGCGGCATTACCGCCCATCGGCTCCCTGTCTTCCAACTCGCGCACTTCATCACGGGTCAGAATGCCCTTGTCCACCATCACCCCGTAGAACGCAGCGCGTCCGGCGCTGTCCGCGCGCAGAAGGCCTTCCACGGTGAACTTAGGGTAGTAGCGCAGGCGCTCGGCCGGCGTCAGCAGGTCCTTGCTGATGGCCTGCTCGATGCGCCGCAGCCACGGCCCCAGCGTGAAGGTCAGGAAGCCGATCATCTGCTGCTCGATACCGGTTCCCCAGCTCGTCGACTTCTCCGTATGGCCAACCATCCACGGCGGCACGCGGAACCAGCGGCAGATCGACTCCACGGAGAACGCCCGCGACTCCAACAGCTGCGCGTCGGATGGCTTGATGCCCAGCGTACCGGCCTCCGTTCCACCTTCGAGCAGCGGGGTTTCACCGCGCTCAATGGAACCCATCAGGTTCTTCTTGAACTCCGTCCGCTGCTCAGGCTTCAGGAACGCCTGGACCTTGTAGTAGATCGTCTGGAGCAGCCCGTTTCGGAATGTGCGAGCCGCTGCTCGGTCTGCAGCGATGGCGTTGCCGAACACCTTGGCACCGTAGGCGATCACGGACACGCCGTTCTCGCCATCCAGCGTGAACCCGGGAATGCGCCAGATCCTCGCCGGCGCGATGATCCTGGGAGCACCATTGGCGCGCAGGTAGCGATACACCTTATTGCCGTTCAGGTCACGATTGATGGTGAGCCTGGCCGGATCAAGGAACTGCAGGCCGATCAGGCGTTCGCCGGCATAGAGCTTCTCAGCGAAGGCGTTGCCACGAAGCAGCATCGCGACAACCATGGCCTCCCAGAACACCGCCGCAGTCGAGTCGATGTTCGGCTGGTCGTGGACAACGAAATGCAGCGGGTGCTGGCTCGCGACGCGCTTTCCGGTCTTCGTCCTCTCATACATCGACAGGGGCAATGTGGCGATCGTCTCAGAGATCAAGCGGACACACGCCCAGGCTGCGTCGACTTGGAGAACCGCCTTTGCTGTGACGGCTACGCCGGCCTCATTGGCCATCTCGCGGTCGATATAGAGTTCTGCGTCGCGGGTCGTGAACGAACGAACCCACCCATCAACCGCTGCTCGGACCCGTCCCAGAAACCCGGTCTGATGCTTCATCTTCATGCGGATCCCGCCAAAATTGGGTTGCTCAACCAGTCGTCCATCCCGCCTGTCACCTCGCTCGTGAGAGATACGCCTATGGCCATCAGCAGCGCGGTGATGTCGTCGATCTTGTCGGCGGACCGGCGCTTGTCCGGCGCCATGTTCAAGTTCACGTCTTTGCGAGCGACCAGGTTGGCCGCGCACCAGGCCAGAACAGGGTCGCCGTCGTGCACAAGCCGCTTGCCGATGTAGGCGCGCTCCAGCTCGACCATCGCAGGGTGGTAGGACTTCGTGCCTTGGATGAACTCCACCAGCGGAACCTCTGACGCCACGAGCCGGCTGACCATCTCGGTCGCGTTCCAGCGGTCGAAGGCCAGGGACTGCAGGTTGAATCGCGCGTGGACATCCAGAATGGCCTGCTCAATCACCGCGTAGTCGGTGACCTCGCCCTCGGTTTGCTCCAGCAAGCCGGCTGCCACCCAACCTGCATACGGAACCGTGCCGCGCTCTGTGCGCTGTGCCACTGCGAACTCGGGCACCCAGCGGCGGCCCCAGGTGATGATCTTGTCGTCTAGGCGCCAGACCAGCCGCAGCGATGCAAGGTCTCGCGTACTGGCCAGGTCAAGGCCACCCCAGCATGGGACGTCCCTCAGCGCCTCCAGATCGACTACGCCATGGCAGGCATTCCACTTTGGCAGCAGGATGAAGCCGTTTGCCGCTGCAGCAGGCCGGTTCAGCCGCTTGATCTGGAATTCAGCGAGCTTCGAAGGCATCGCCCTCGCCTCGATCGATTCCTTCCTGATTGCCGCCAGCAGGTGGGGATTTACGTCCATCAACGGGTTGGCCTTGTGCCAAGCCTTCTCGTCGAAATCCCCGTCGTCCTTGTCCACTGCGAAGAAGATCGCCAAGAAGTGGTCGGCGGCGTCGCCGAAAACCCCTTCCAGCAGCTGCGTGGCGAACTGCCGAATTTCCGACCAAGGGCCGGGGTTCGCGTACCCCTCTGTGGTCGTGAACAACCACAGAGGATTCCGGCGCGCACCGGCCGCCGACTGCAACACGTTCAGCAGATCGGGGGTCTTGTGCGCATGGATCTCGTCGAGACCGACGTGGGATGGGTTCAGACCGTCCTGCGTCGATGCCTTCGCGTTGATCGGCTTGAACGTCGCGCCGGTCTCGACCCGGCTGATCGCATTGGCCCAGCACTCCAGTCCGTAGGCCTCCCGAAGATCGGCTTTCTTCTCCGCCATCCGCTTGGCCACGTTGAAGATGATGCGCGCCTGGCTGCCAGTGGTAGCCGCGGAAATGACCTGCGCACCCTCTTCCTCTTCACAGCATTCGCAGTACAGCAAGATCGCGGCCGACAGCGTCGACTTCGCGTTCTTGCGTGCGACCGCGAACAGTGCGGACGTGAAGCGGCGGGTTCCATCGGGCTTTCGGAACCCGAATAGCTGAACCACGAACCAGACGTGCGACGGGTGAAGCCGGATCTCCGGCGTCTCCCACTTGCCTTCCACGTGCGGGAGCAGTTCGATCCAGCTGCAGGCGTGATTGGCGTGATCGCGCGAGAAGGAGAACGGCGACCCCTTCTTCTTTGCGCGCTTCAGATCGTCCAGGAACCGTTTCGCTGCCAGCTTGATCAGCCGGCCGAACCTCCCTCCCCTATCTGCCGCAGCCGCCTTCGCATACCCGATCGCGACATCTACGTAGTCATTTTCCGGCGGCGCGGGGCTTTCCGAGCGCGGCGAACGCGTTGCCCGGCTTTTCCGTGTCGCCATTCGGTTTCACCTTTCCCTGCGCCACTGGCGTCAGGCCGAAGTCGTTCATCAGTCCACGCAACTGGGCAACCATCGATGCAACCGGCGCCTCGCCGGCGGCGTACAGCTGGACGGTCTTTCCATGAAGAGCGCAGAGCTGGCCGAGCGCCGACAGGCCGGCCTCGGTCAGGAGCTTGTTTGCGTGGAGGATTGGAGCTAGGCGCTCCCATTCCTTACGTGCGTGTGCGTTGGGCATCCAGTCCGGTGCCGGTGGCACATCGGACACCAGGGGGAGTTCGGCGGCGACAGCCGCTTCTCGGTCAGGCCGGTCAGTGCCGGCCACCACCTTCAGCGCTGTCGGCTTGCGGGGGCGGGGCATAGACGGGCCTCAAAAACTGAATTTTCTGAATTGACGGTGCAAAAAAACGACTGAGCGGCCGGTGTCCAAGGGGAACGCTTCGAACTTTTTCCCCTCCCCCCGGACCATTTGATGAGAGTCGATCGCATTCATCGCTTTGATAGGTACGGATGAGAACGATTAGCGCCTCGTGCTGCCTCTGCCTTGGTCTTCGCGGCGTGGCACTCGCAGCAGATCGCCTGCAGGTTGTCCAGGGCATCCGTGCCGCCTTCCGCCTGCGGCACAACGTGGTCAACCTCTTCCGCCTGACGGATGCGACCAGCAGCGCGGCACGGCTGACAGAGGTACAGGTCACGCGCCATTACCGCGTCGCGCTTGCGGCGCCAGGGTCGGCCGCCTCGCCCTTTGCCATAGTTCTCAGGGGCAGACTGGGCAACGTGCACAGGCGCCAACTGCGGCATCGGTCGGTGGCGGCCCGGGAACCCCGGCATCAGCCGAGGCTCTGCGACTGGTCGCGCTCGCTGGGCATCTGCTCACCGTCGAGGCTGCGGGCCGGCTCGTCCTGCTCTTCCGCACCCTCAGCTGCCAGCGCCGCCAACAGAGCATCGAGCTTGCCGTTGATCTCCAGCAGTGACTCTTGGCTGTCAGGCGCAACCTCCATACCGACAGGAAGGACGACGACCGCGCGGCCCGGAAACGCCTCGGCGAGCCGAGACCGAAGCAGTGCCAATTGCGCAGGGGTTGGCTCCGTTGCATCCGATCGGAACTGAAGAATCAGCGGATCATTCATGGCTTCATCTGCTTCGGTGCGTTGGCCGGAGCCAGGTTCTCGATTGCGCCCAGCTGGGTGTTGCACTGCTCCAGGCTCAGCACGTTGGCGTTGTAGGCCGACACCACGCTCTCGATGGTCCGCTGGCTGGCCCGCTTCACGGGGCAACGGGAGGTCAGCGCGGGCGGCACAGCCACCGTGCGCTCGACCGGGACATACACCACCTTGGGCAGGTCAGGCTTCTCGGCCTTGCTGCAGCTGCCGAACCCGCACAGCGGCAGGGCCGCGGCCAGGATCACAGCAACGGAATGGCGTCGCATAGGTTCTGCTCCAACTGCTGCCGGCATCCCGGCTGGGTCTTGGCCGCCTGCAGAGCATGCTCGGCCTGGGTAGCGCGGCGCTGGCTCTGGGCTGCGGCTGCCTCTGCCAGGCGTGCGGCCTCCTTGGCTGCCTGCCGCTGGCGGGCGGCTTCATCGATGGCCAACTGCGTCTGCCGGTTCACCTCCTGCAGCAGCTGGCCGCAGGCGTTCGCCGCGCGCAGGTTCTCGTCGGAGCTGGCCTGAGCCTGGTCGCGTTGCTTCTCGGTGGCCGCGATCAGGCCCTGGTCCTTCTTCGCTCGGTAGTCCGACCCCAGCCGGGCGCCCATCAGCAGGACCGCGACGACTGCCGCAATCCAAAGCCCCACGCGGATCAGGCCAACGTAAGGCCGCAGCGGGTCAGGGATCAGCACGGTGGCTTCCTCCGGGATAGCACGCGGGCAATGACGCCCAGGACGCCAAGCCCACGGATGGACCACTTCGCCGAGTCCGGCAGTTCGTCCATCCAGCCCATGGCAGCGATCGCGTCGTAGATGTCCGGGAACAAGGTCACCAGACCGAACACCCACACGGATGCCAGCTTCCAGGCCTTACGCCAGTCGTCGATCAGCTGCAGCTTCACTTCAGCCCCCTGAGCTGCTTCAGCTCCTTGATGTCCTGCTTGTTCTGCTCGACCTGCACGGCTTGCTTGGCCAGTTCGAGTTTCAGCGCTGGAACGTCGGCCAGCTGGGTGTTGAAGGTCTGCAGCTGCTGCTGCACCGTGGCCATCTGTTGGTTCGTCACCTGCTGCTGGGTCAGAACCGCCTGCATGGAGCTGATCAGCCAGTACCCGCCGGCGACGATGAATCCGGCGAAAGCGGTCACGAACCACTTTTCCACTGGGCCGAGGGAAACGCGGGTGCGGCCGTCCTGGCTCGGCTGGACTTCCATCGTCACGCCCTTACCGCCTCAACCGCGGCGCGGTAGTTCCTCGGCCAACGGTCGATGTGCGGCTTGCCGGGGCGCCAGGCGTCCAGGTACTGCGCCCAAGCCACCGAGACGTTGCCGATCGGCGGCAGGCGCTTGGGCAGGGTGAACAGCAGCAGGCGGGCGAACCCAGCGGCCAGGATGTCGTCCTGCTCCAGCTGGGCATACACAGCAGCCGGCATCGCGGTGACCCCGCGCGCGCCGCACAGCAGCGCAGCCGCTGCCCGTGTCGACGGATGGTTCAGCACCCCGCGCACGCCGCCGCCCTGTTCGAACTGCCACAGGCCACGGGCCGGCCCCGGCTGCTGCCGGCGGACTTTCAGCCCAGACTCCTGCCCGGAGATGGCCAGCAGCATCACTCGCGCCTCAGGCGAGTCGTAGCGGGCGGCACCCAGCAGGGCCAAGGCCGGGATGACCACGTGTTGCAGGCACTGCGCCGCGGTCATCGGCAGCGGTAGCTGTGACATGGGTGGATCTCCGGCGAAAGGGTGCCCGTCACCGCAGCCCGGCAGGCTCGGCGAATGGGTCCGGTGAGGGTGGACGGGCGTAGGTGGTTGCGGGGCCCGGATTCGAACCAGGGACTTCCGGGTTATGAGCCCGGCGGCTTAGACCACTGGCCCACGCCCGCAGGAAAAGCTGCCCCGGAAACGCAGAAGCCCCGACGCAGGGGCCGGGGCTTCAGGGACAATTCTTGACGCTCGCAGAAATGGTGGTCCCGCTTGTGCAACTTGTCAACCCCCGGAACTGGGGATATGAAATAAGCTCACCACCACCTGGGGGACTCTCGATGTTCGTATTCTTCGGCGGCGTGCACGTTCGTGCAGAGCACATCACCACAATCGCCCCAATTTTCGACCATGGGGAGCATGCCGGGAGCAGCCGCTACGTGATCCGGATCTCCCTCATCAATGGTGAAGATCTGCGAGATGGCAGCGGGAGCGCTGAGGACGCCAATGCAATGTACAACCGCCTACGCCAGGCGGTGAACATTTAAGCGGCCATAGCGCCGGTCATCCAGTCGACCCCGCGCTGCAGCTCACGGCGGTACTGCCAGACCGACAGCGTACCGCCGTACTTTTCCGCCACCATGCGCGCCTTGACCGCCTGGCTGGCCGACACCGTGTACTCGGTGTGCACCACCAGGGCGCGCAGAGGGTGCTGGCGCATCATCGAGGCCAGCGCCCTCTCCACCCACCTCAGTTCGTCAGGGATGCCCACGTCCACGGCGATCTCGGGGTTGTCGTGGGGCTTGTCGGCGTCGTTGCTGGACCGGATCGGGTCCACTGCCCATGTCGGCAGCACCGCCAAGCCCTGAACCCCGCTCCGCTCGGCCATGAAACGCCGGCGGCTGGATCCGTCTCGGCCCACCAGGCCACGCAGGGCCCGTTCCCGGGTGCCCGGCGCCATGTCTCGGGCCTTCTCCAGCACGTGAGTGCTACGGTCGGCATAGGTCAGCGCGAACCGATTGGCCTGGGCGAACCCCCAAGCACGCAGCTGCGCCGTGAGTTTGTCATCGGTCGCCATCGCGCATCCCCTTCAACACGTTCTCATCGAAGCGAAACACCGGCAGCAGGCCGTCGGTGTCGCAGTCCCCCCTCCTGTCCGGCCGGCGCTGGCAGTGCGCCGGGCTGCTCCCGCGCTCCCGCATGGTGCAGACCGAGCAGACGCCATGCCGGCGCAGGTAGGCGTTGTATCGCTTACGGGTGCGGGCCTCGGCGGTGGTCATGCGCCACCCCTGATCAGGCTGTCGCCGTACAGACCAATCAGCAGCGCGTCTGCCCGGCCGTTGTCCTTCTTCCGTTGCAGCTGCACCGCCGCAGCGGGGAAACGCTGGATAGCCAGCACACGGCCAGCGTCCTTGCCCTTCCCCGACAGGTCGAAGCGTCGCTTCCAGACCGATGGCTGGACCAGCAACAGCTGCATGCCCAGCAGCCGCACGGTTGCCTTCAGCTGGCCGAATCCCTCCGCTAGGTTGTGCCTGGCCACCGATCCCTCGATGGCCTTGCCCTCGCCGTTGCGCATCGGCCGGGCGTGGATCCGTTCCAAGGCCACGGCGATCAGCGCGCCAGGGTTAGCATCCCGCTGCTGCCGGAGGAACGCCGCGACCGCGCGCGCGTCAACCTCCCCGTCCATCACCGGCATGTCGACCATCGGGCCAGGCTCGCCGTCGAGCAGCGTCACGATGGCGCCGGTCAGGCCTGGGTCAATGCCGAACGTTAGGCGGCTTGCCATTGGCGCTTCTCCTTCATGTGCTTCTCGATCAGGGTGTTCTGGAGGTCCAGCAGGTAGTCGTCGCTGCCGACCTCCTGGCGAAACTTGCGGGGTTGGCGGGCGTACGACGGGCCGAACAATTCCTCGCAGCGGGCGGCGGACATGCCGCCGAACGGCTCGCCCCGGTGGGACCACGGATTCAGACCAATGGTGAAATCGTGGCCACGTCGCTTGGCGCCGTGCTTGCCGCCGACGGTCAGGTGGTGCACTTCGGCCGGGATAGGCCTGTCGTCCAAGTCGATGCCAAGGCTATGGGCCACGATGCAGCCAATTTCGGCGATGGCATCCATCCGCTGCTGCTGGGCCACGGTTGGCTTGCCGGTAGAGCGGCCGCGCTTCATGCTGCACTCCTTGCCCAGGCCAAGGACCGACCATGATCGACGTTAATGTGGCGGAGACTATCTATTGCTCTCCGCTCAACCTGTTCTGCCATCCCCTCGATTGGTGGTCCTCTGCGGCCAGCTGGGCGCAAGCAATCCTCACTGTCGCTACCTTCCTTGGCACCGTTATCTACCAGGCCAAGCAGACTTCCGCCCGAGACTTGGCAGAGCGAAATCGCGAAAGCCGAGAGACAATCGTCAGACGCCGCCGGGAGATGGCGCTCGCCAGAGTCATCGCCGCCCGCGAACTCCGACGCTGGCGGCGCGCAGTTCGATCGCTCGCAAGCCAGAAATTCGAGAACGAAGAGAAGGAAATCGCTTGTGCGCGACAGACACTCGAACAGATCCGCTGGGAGGGAACGTCGGATGAATTGGTGATGCTTGGCGAGGTAGCCGAAATTCTGGTGGACCTGATCGCCACCGCCGACGAGATCTCCGACAGCCTCGCCCATCCGTCTTTCCAACCTCAGCCCCTTGGGCCAAATGTGACTATCCAGGAGCTGCGAGAGCTCTGGACGCGGCTGGAGATCGGTATCACCCGCGCACTGGAGTCGATGGAAAGGACGCATAATCGCCTTTCTGAGCATCAGTGAGCCCTCCGATTCTGGCCAGCCATTTCCCAGAACTCGGCGCGCACGTCGTCAAGCATCACGTGGGTATAGCGCTGGCCAATGTGCTCAGTGATCCCATCGAACAGGACCTGGAATCGGTCCTGTTCCATTTCATCGAAGGAAAGGCTCTCTGCCTGCTTGACCATCAGGCGGCCGACGCCGGGGACGTCGATCTCCATTTCCTCGCAGCAGGTGCCGGACTCGCGCTGTAGGCGCTTCACCGCATCGTGGCTGCCGAGCTGCTCCCAGCCCTCCACGTTGTCGACCATCAGCTGGCCGATCTTGTGCACCAGGCGGTGCTGCCAACCTTCGCGCGGCTGCTTCAGTTCCGCGCGGACCTCGCGACCAACCTTGAACTTGCGCTCTCGCATCAAACGTTGGTCAACCTCATGGGCCGGCACCAGGGCGCCCACCAGTTCACCGGTGGCCGGATCGATCAGCTTGGTCACGACCATGTAGATCGGACGGCGCGCGCGCTTGGCGCGAATCTTCTTCGCTGCTGCGGTCATGGTCATGCGCGATCTCCTGCGGCGCGGTCCTTGCCGCTCCTGCGATGGCCTGCTGGCGCGTCGAACCCACCGTCATCGTCGCCAGCGGTATCCCGCACCAAGGTCTTCAGGGTGTAGTTCGGCTTCTCGCCGTGGTAGTTCTCGAAACGGCTGCATTCGAGGTGGTGGCGCAGGTAGGCGGTGCCGGTCTCACCCTGACGGTTCTTTGCCAGGATGAACTCCGAAATACCCGGCGCACCGCAGGCGTCCTTCGTGTAGTAGTCGTCGCGGTAGATGAAGGCGATCACGTCGGCGTCCTGCTCAATGCCGCCCGACTCGCGCAGGTCGGCCATCACCGGACGCTTGTCGGTACGCGTTTCCAGCGAGCGATTGAGCTGCGACAACGCGATCACCGGGCAGCCCAGGGTCTTTGCCAGCTTCTTCAGCGTGCGCGAGATGTAGGAGACTTCCTCGGTCCGATTACCGGCCTTGGCCGGCCCCGACAGCAGCTGCAGGTAGTCGACCGCGACCACACCCAAGCCGCCCTTGACCTTGGCGTGCATCCTGGAAGCGCGCGCCACCAGCGAATCCACCGGCAGCGAGCCGCAATCGTCAATCGCCAGCGGCAGGCCATGCAGGAAATTGCGGGCGATGCTCAGCTTGTGCCAGTCGTCGTCGGTCAGCTCGCCCTTGACGCGCATGCGCGACAGCGGCACGCCCGAATGCATGCTCATCAGCCGCGCGAGCAGCTGCCTGCGCGCCATCTCCAGGCTGAACACCGCAGCGTGCTTGCCCTGCGCCGCGACGCTGTAGACCCACTCCAGCATGTTGGCCGTCTTACCCATCGACGGACGAGCCGCGAGGATCATCAGGTCGGTGGGTTCCAGACCGGGCAGCTTCCTGGCCACGTTCTGCCACGGCGGAACCAGCCCCAGGTCGGCGGTGCCCTCGAACCGGGCCTCCATTTCCTCCCACATTCCCTGCAGATCGCTGCGCACCATCACCAGGCCACCGTTGCCGCCCGACTGCACGCTCAGATTGGCGAACTTCGCTGTGGCGCTGGCCACCAGTGCATCGGCGTCCTCGTCGGCAGTCCCGTAGGCGTCGTTGGTGATCTCGGTCGCACGCTCGATCACGCCGCGCAGCAGTGCCTTGTTGCGCACGACCTCGGCATAGCCGCGGATGTTGGCCGCTGACGGCGTGGTGCTGGCCAGCTCGACCAAGTACGCACCGTCGCCAACCAGCTCCAGCTGCCGCTGGTTCTCGAACCAGTTGATCAGCAGCACCGTGTCGAATGGCTGTTCGCGGTCGGCCAGATCGCAGATGGCATGCCAGATCAGCTGGTGATCCCTGCGATAGAAGTCCCGTTCGGTCAGCAAGTCGCGGACCTCGCGCAGGGCTTCCGGCGCCAGCATCAAGCCGCCCAGGACGGACTGCTCAGCGTCGATCGAATGCGGGGGAACCGGCAAATGTCCGTAGTCGTCGCGGTAGGCAGGCTGAGCACTCATGCGGCCTGCTCCTGATCGTGCTCCCGGGCACGCTCGGCATCGCGCTCACGGGCCAGCTGCACGCCGGCGGTCGTCAGCTCGCACGGTCCGGTCGCCGGGAACCACCAGAGCTTGAACCAGTTGCGGCGAACGGCGTCGCGGAAGTGGGCCCGCCAGTCCTTCTGCATCCGGCCGCTGTCGCGATGCCGGGCGGCGAACTCGCGCCAAGCCAGGTGCAGGAAGTCCCTCGGGATCCCGGTGTCCGTGGCGAACGTGAAGATCGGATCGGTTCTCGGAATGGCCGACTCGCCCGCCTCTTGGCACAGGTCGAGGAACGCGGTGAAGGTGATCTTCTCCCGCTTCCGTCGTCCGGGCTTTGCCCCCTCGGCGTCAGCCGGGGGGATATGGGGGGGCTTTTCTTCTTTTGGATACGGAGACGGAGACGGAGACGGAGCATTGCTAGAAGCTGCTGGGCGCATTGCTGCATCACTGCTACCAGCATTGCTAGTAGCATCAGTTTTCTTGCTACTAGCATCCGAATCGGAGCTTGCAGCACGAATCCGCGCATACTCGGGCACTTGCCGATCAGCCTCAGCTTCGCCGTGATGACGCTTCACCGCGTTCCATTTCGCCTTCAGTGAGCGCAGGTCCGACCCTGCCGACCACGGTTGGTGATCAGCCCAGTCGTGCAACTGGTAGGCCCCTTCCACGCCGTCCAGGAAGCCAACGGACGCCAGCTCGCGGACGAACGCGTCGTTCTCGCCGGTCCAATCAGCTGCCAGCTCGATGTCCTCCGCTGACATGCCGGACAGGTCGCCATCGGGCCGGTTTGCGCGGGCCCACAGGATCAGGCACACCAGGGACCAGCCTGCCGAGGCATCCAGGCGGCGGATCAGCTTCTTCGTCTTGGGGTGGCCAGGAAGGCCGACGCTCAGCCGCGCATCGGTGCTCATCACGCACCCCGCAGCAGTTGCAGGCAACCGGCGATGTGCCAGCGCTGCTGGACCAGCCAGATGGCCCTTGCAAGCGGATCGGTCAGGCGCTTCATGCCCCTACCCCACGCTGGCCGGTCACAGCCCGCAGGCGCGCCAGCAGGTTGATCATGGCCTCCACCTGCGCAGTGCCGGCGCTGCTGATGGCCTTCATCTCGTTCTCGCTGATCAGGCCGTCAGACAGCGCCTCCTGCAGCGCCTGCGCGAACGCGCCTTGCTTGGCAGCGTTCTCCAGCATCGCGCCCATGACGGACGCCATGCCGTCCGCCTGCATCTTCTGGAGGGTGTAGCCGTGCTCGGCGGCCATCGCGTGGAGGATGCGGTCGTCACCGGTCACGCCCATGATCTCGCTGGCCTCGGCCAGGGTCAGGTGATGCGTGTTGTTGTTCGGGTTGACCTTGTTGCGCAGCACCGCGGCGGACATGCCGATGCGGACGGCCAGCGCTTCACTACCACCGGGGTAGTCCTTGACGGTCTTGTGTGCGGCGTCTGTGATGTTCATGGGCGGTCTCGGTGAACGTGGTTTGCGTTACGACGCCGGCGCAAGATGCGCGGCATGGAGAAGCGAGCGAAAAAGGAAGCAAGGCTGCTGTGGGCACCGAATGTGGTCAGGCTGGTGCACATGGCTGGGAGGTCGTACGCGATCAGGAGGGTCAAAGGCCGGGATGTGGTGCGATGCCTGCGCCAGCCCCGCCGAGCGCCAGGGACGGCGCTGGGAGCGGTGCTCCCCTTCCCTGGAGGGGACTGAAATGGCCCTGTCAGGCCACGGCCCCAGCGTCTGGGGTCGATTCTTCCGACGGCCAGATGTCGGGCCGCAGTTCGTTCAGGGAAACGAAGCCATCGCTGTGAAGATGGAGCTGGCGCACCAGCCCACCATCAAAACGCTGTCCCACGCTCAGGGCTTTTCTCAGGTATCCGATGGAAGTTCCGGCGCGCTTGGCGTACTCCGCCTGGTCAGCCGGGCTCAACGTCGAGAGGTAGGTTCGAAGGGTGTCCATGCAGGGCAAATTACCATATGGTAAATTCAAGTCAATACCGTTTGGTAAATTACCCTTCGGTAACTGAAACTCCGGGCATGAAGACCGACAACCCGACCGTTGCAACCCGTCGCCGCCGCCTGCGTGAGTGGATAGACCAACATCACGGGGGGAGCCAAGCAGCGTTCGTCAGCGCAACCGGAATCAACCAGGGGGAGCTGTCTGGGCTACTGCGAGATAAGTCTTTCGGGGAGAAGAAGGCGGCCGCGATCGAGACGGCGGCATCGATGCCATCTGGCTACCTGTCGGGCATCGATGGTGGCGTTGTGGCCGTCGCAGCCCCTGCGATCCCGTCTGATTACGTTCGCGTGGAACAAATCGACGCGGAGGCGCAGATGGGAAGCATGGGTCGCGTGAACGAGGATTTCCCGGAAGTCATCCGCGCGATGGACTTTGCGCCAACCTACATCCGGTCCGTGGTCGGCTTCATGCCGCCGCCCGGCCGGCTGAAGCTCGTTACCGGCGTCGGCGATTCAATGTCCCCGAAGATCAAGCCTGGAGAGATGGTGCTGGTCGACACTGGCTGCAACGAATTCGTAGGGGACGGCCTCTACCTGATCAACACTGGCTACGGCCAGCAGATCAAGGCCCTGCAGGCGCAGCCGGATGGCCTATGGGCCCGTAGCGCCGACCAAGTTCTGTATCCGCCATTTAGGCTCACCGACGACGCGATCATCGGCGGCAGGGTCTACCTGATCCAGCACTTGGAGCGGGTAGCCTAGAAGAACAAGATCGGGAGAACCCCGCTCCTTTCTCACTTCTCGCGGGTCAGCCGTAGACTTCCATCAGATGGGAGCAGAACCCTGTACGACTGGCTTTCTCCGTTCTCAAGGGAGAGGTTCTGGGAGGTGGAAACGTTTGGGCAAAGGCCGCCACCGGTCTCCAACTTCAGGAAGTATGCCCCCGGTATGACATGAAGCGTTGCTGCCTCGCCCTGGCGAAGAGCGAGCACCTTATGGTTGTTGAGCAGAATGTCGTGAGAGCAGCCGGAACCAAAGTAGCCCTTGTCACGCGCAATGTAGATCGACGCAGTGCGATCTGGCGAAGCCTGCAGATACTCTGAAGCATAGATGCGGTCGGCTGGAACAGCCTTACCCTGCCCATCGGCGACTGGAACAGTCGAACAACCGGCCAGGAGCACCGCGCATGCATACGCCAATAGTCTTGGTGGCTTCATAGGTTCCCCCCTTCAAGATGATTGCAGTCTAGCGGAAGTGCCTGTGCGGCCGAGCCGATCATCGGCTCTGAACGCCTTCACCGAAAATATTTACCATTTGGTATTGACAGAACATTACCGTCTGGTAATTTAACCCCGTCGGCCCACCCGGGCCATCCAGACGGGGCTCCACATGTTCGAGAACCTGCCACGCAGCACGACCCGGACCGGCTATGCCACTGTCCGCGACCACCAGCGCTGTTGCGAGCTGTCCCGCGAGGAACGTGGCCTGCCGCTGCACCCGGCCAATGACTTCATCACCTGCCCGGACTGTGACGGCACCGGCGAACACGGCCGCAACGACAGCGCCAGTGGCGATCCGCAGTGCGAGTACAGCGTGGCCTGCGGCCGCTGCGGCGGCGAAGGCGAAGTTGCCGACGGCCTGATCGACCCGCTGCTGCTGGTGGCGAAGTACCGCCAGGGCCGCTTCGGCTGGGCCATGAGCGAGCGCCGCGCAGCTGACCGCCGGTACCACTACAACCTGTACCGGATGCGCGCCATGCGCCACTGCGCCGGGTTGGACCAGGTCGACATGCTGTTCCAGCTGCACCAGTGCGGGAACGAGCTGGAACGCTCGATCGCCAGCTGGAAGGCGGTGGCCGCATGACCGCCGCCGAACGAGCCCTGCACTTCCAGGCGCTGAAGCTGGCGACGGGCTACCTGCTGGCCTTCTGCATGGGCGTCGCGTTCGCCGTCGTGGTGCAGGCGGTGCTGTCGTGAGCCGGGTCGATGTGCTGGCGGTGATGGACATTGCTGCAACCTCCATTGAGAACAGCGGTGGCAATGTCGCGTACCTGCGCCAAGCCCGCGCCGCAGTCGCCGAGGTGTTCGCAGCCGCCCACGCCTCGCTGACTGCCCGCGACCTGGCCGACCAAATGGCCGCCGACGACCGCCTGCGAGCCGCTCTGGCCGCCTGCGAACCGGAGACGCCCCATGAACCCGTTTGACCGGCTGGACGCAGCGTTCGCCGCGCAGTTCGGCGCGCTACCCCCAATCACCCCGCCGATGTCGCTGGCGGAAGCCCGAGAACAACGCAACCGCGAGGCCGTGGACGGCCTGTGCGTGGAGGAAAACGACGATGAGTAACCGCCTCCGCATTGCCTGGGCCGCAGTCGCGCTGCTCGCCGCCGTCGTCGTGCCGCTGCGCATCGCCGAGATCCATCAGGCCCATACCGACCGTGACGCTGCGAAGGCCCGCTGGGCCAGCACAAGCAGCGTGCGCGGCTGAGACCATCCCCGCCGGCGCGGCCGGCTCCTACGAGAGGCACCACCGATGTTCCAACTCGATCAACACGATGCGGTGTTCTCGCATCTGAACCTGCGAAAGGAAAAGCACGGCGACGAAGACGCGGCCGCTGCTGACCTGAAGTTCTCGCTGAACGCTCCGAACACGATCCTCAACACTATCGACCCGGCCATCCTGCCGGCGTTCTGGAAGAAGGCCGACAAGGGCCAGCAGCAGAACCTGCCGATGGAAGGCAGCACGGACCTGGTGGCGCTGAATCTGCCGCTGCTGGGCGAGCAGGACATCACCGGCAAGTTCGAAGGCTACGAGCTGTCGATCGGCTCCCTGATGGACCACATCGAGCCAGTGTTCTTCGCCGACACCAAGGTGAAAAAGATCACCTGGAAGCCGCTCGAAGGCGGCAGCGTGGCCATGGGCTTCACCGTGTCGGTGCTGCTGGACGAGGACGAAGACGCCGAGCTGATCTCTGCATGGCGCCGCGGCGAGGTGCGTCTGACTCTCACGCCGCCGAGCGCTGCATCGCAGCAGGCCGACCTGGCCGCGTAACGAATTCCCCCGCCCGCCCCCTGACGGGCCCCGCGCCGGCCGGGATTCCACGACGCCGGCATTCATCCATCGACATCACGCCAACGGGAGTTCTAACCATGGCACTGCGCATCATCCGCTCCACTGACCCCATCACGGTCAACCGCCTGAACGTCTGCATCTATGCCGCGCCCGGCCTAGGCAAGACGTCCATCTCGTTCACCGCCGACAAGCCGCTGCTGCTGGACTTCGACCGCGGCGCACACCGGTCGGCCAACCGCAAGGACACCGTGCAGGTAGAGCGCTGGGAAGACGTGGCGCACATCACCGCCGACGATCTGGCCGACTTCAACACGGTGGTGGTCGACACGGCCGGCCGCGCGCTCGACACGCTGACGCCGGACATTATCCGCCGCAATCCGAAGATGGGCCGGGGCGGTTCGCTGACACTGCAGGGCTTCGGCCAGCTGAAAAGCGAGTTCGTCGCATGGCTGAAGCACCTCAACAGCCTGGGCAAGGACGTGGTGCTGATCGCCCACATGGACGAGCAGCGCAATGGCGACGAGATCATTGAGCGTCTGGACGTCCAGGGCGGCAGCAAGGGAGAGATCTACAAGGCTGCGGATGCAATGGGCCGGCTGTCGATCCGCGACGGCAAGCGCATGCTCAACTTCAGCCCGACCGATGCGTCGTTCGGCAAGAACCCGGGCCAGCTGGAGCCGCTGGAAGTGCCGCACCCGGAGCGTGACCCGCAGTTCCTGGCTCGCGTGATCCAGCAGATCAAGGACCGGCTCAACGCCATGACCGAGGAACAGCGCGAGGCTCAGGCGGCGCTGGAGAAGTGGCGCGACCGCACCACGGCTGCTCAGGACGTCACCGCGATCAATGCGCTGCTGCCGGAGGCAAAGAGCGGCTCGCAGGCCATGAAGGTGCTGCTGAACGATCGTGCCGCCGCGCTCGGCCTGACCTTCGACAGCAAGGCCGGCCAGTACGCCGCGCCGAAGGCAGCCTGACCGTGCTGGCCCGCGTGTCCAACATCGAGGCGTTCCGGAAGTGGCGGGACGCCGACGACCAGCCGGTGGCGGACCTGGTGCGCTACATCACCGTGGATCAGCCCACCAAGGCGATGCTGGCCGGTACCGCGTTCCACGATGCTCTGGAACACGCGGTGCCGGGCGACTATGACGTGCTGCAGGCGATGGATCACACGTTCCACCTGCCGGACTGCGAGCTGGTACTGCCGACGATCCGCGAGGTTCGTGCCTATGGCGAGTACGGCGGCCTGACCGTGACCGGCAAAGTGGATTGCCTCGACGGCAAGCGCGTGGACGACCACAAGACCACCAGCCGTTTCGATGCTGAGAGGTATCTGGCCGGCTACCAGTGGCGGTATTACCTGGACCTGTTCGGCGCAGATGTCTTCCGCTGGAACGTGTTCGAGCTGAAGGAGGTTGGCGAGCAGGAATACCGCGTCTCGGCACCGCAGCTGCTGGAGGTCACCCGCTACCCCGGCCTGCACGACGACTGCATGCAGCTGGCGCTCGACTACCTGGCCTTTGCGGAGGAACACCTGCCGGCGAACTATCGCGCTGAGGAGGCCGCATGAGGGGCCTCAACTACAAGTTCAACCACATCGGCACCGTGCGCGGAGGAAGGGCCAAAGCTGCACTGTTCGCCCGGGTGGTGGACGGCAAGAGTTACACCATGCGCGAGATCGCCGAGCAGCTGGGCGTGTCCAAGACCACCGCCGACAAGCGCGTGCGTCGCGGCCCCTACCCGCTGATCTGGGAGAACCTCAGCAAGCCGCGCCTGGAGCAGCCATGAAGACCTGCACGAAGTGCGCGGCCCGGCTGCCGGACCGTTTCTTCCCCCTGATCAATGGCAAGGCAACCGCCGCGTGCGCGCCCTGCCGGAACACCGAGCGGAGGCTGTGCGACCCGCTGCGTCCCCTGCGCCGCGATCCGCTGCAGGTCCGAATCAACAACGTCGTCCAACTGTGGCACGGGCCTGTGCGCCGCGAGCCAATGAGGAACATCGCATGAGCATCAAGGATTACAAGATAGGCGACGAGCTGTTCCGCTATGTCGAGATGGCTGGCGTTTTCCGCTACGTCGTTACCGGTCGCCGCGAGTACCAGCAAGAGGTGCAGCTGGAAGTCGAGTGCAAAACCTGCAGCCACGGCTGGCAGTGCCAGCTCCTGCTGGCGCAGAGCGACTACGGCAAGGTCGTAGCCGTCCACATGCTCAATGAAGACGAGGACGAGCCGCAGCGCAGCTGGCACGGGAACGAAGGATTCCACTTCTGGCCGACTGTCGAGCAATGCAAGGCCGAGGGTCTGCAGAAGGCGCTTGTGAATCGAAAGGAAGCTGTGCGCATTGCGCAGGAACGCCTTGATTCGGCGAAGAAGAGCCTCGCTGAGATTCAGGCGCTAATGGATGGGGTGCAGCCATGACCGCCATCCACGTACAGCCGACCTTCGACCTGGCCACGCAGGCCGAGAAGGACCGCCAGCGGGCCGAGATCGCCGACGACGTGGCGCAGTTCCTGCGCTCGGGCGGCAAGGTCCAGATCCTCGGCAACAGCCCCATCGACCGATCCACCATCAGCCGCCGCCAGGTGGTTGAGGGTGGCCACAACAGCCGCACGAAGAAGGGAGCATCCGCATGACCACCGACAACAAGACCCCGGCTGTTGATGTTCTCCAGTGGCTGGGCGACGAGCGCTTCATGTACGGGCCAGACACCGAGAGCCGCGCCAAGTGCGAAGAGGCCCGTGCCGCAGTCGCCGAGCTGATTGAGAGGATCGAGGCGGCGCTGAGGGGTGAGTGTCAGTACTTCGTGCTCGGAACAGACGGAATCCAGATACGAGAGGTTCGTATCACCAAAGCCAACTTGGACAGCTTGAAAGCCGCCCTCGCCCGCGTAAAAGGAGAAGCAGCATGAGCACTGACAAGACCCTGGCGGACGTGCAGCCCGGTGGGAGGGTGAGGCTGGGGGATCAGGCCGAGCTGGATCGGCTTGAATTTCAGGCGTGGGCACACGAGCTGCTCCCCTGTCCGTTCTGCGGAAACGGTGCCGAGTTCGTGCCGTACAAGGACAACGGGCTGACCCTGAAGTGCAAGAGCATGGGATGCATCCAGCGGAACCAGCGCACCCTCCGCTACGGAATCGATTGGCTGCGGACCTCGATGGCAGAACACTGGAATACGCGCGCCCTCTCCGCCCAGCCCTCCCCGGGTGGTCAGGATGCGCTGCTGGATCAAGCACGCAAGCTCTTCGATGAGCTGGGAGCGATTGCCGACGACGACAAATGCGTCGCGATCTTGGCCGCCGCCCTCGCCGCCCGCCAGCCGGTGGGGGAGCCGATCACCGTTGAGGCTGTGGCAACCGTTCGGCGCAACGGCGATGGCGACCGCTACATCGACTGGCTGACAGAGGGCGGGATCGCCGATCTGGAAGTGGGCGACGTGCTGATGGTGTCCGACCGGGCAATCACCGATGAAGACGGATCGGGCGAGCTCTACACCGCCCCGCCAGGGTGTGCGGAATGAACAAGGTTCCTATGGAGCGACTGCGGGAGCTTCTCAGGCTGGACGCAGATACCGGACGCTTGCACTGGTTGGTTGAGCGCCCAAATGGCGCTAAGCCTGGCGATGTGGCTGGCTGGCACGACCGCAACCGGTACGTCCGGTTGGAGGTAGATCAAGTGAAGCTGGCCGCCCATCGGGTGGTTTGGGCGCTTCACACCGGCCACTGGCCGCCAGATGGAATGCAGATCGACCACATCAACGGGATTAAGACCGACAACCGGCCCGCGAACCTAAGGCTGGCGAACAACAGCGAGAACCAGTGCAGTGCCAAGTCTCGCCCGGGCCGCTCCGGTCTGCGAGGTGTTGATTGGTCGATCCAGATGGGCCGTTGGAGGGCAAAGATCATGAAGGGCAAGCGCACAATCCACGTCGGCTACTTCCACGATAAGAACGAAGCCCACGCTGCCTACTGTCAGGCAGCTGCCGAAATCCACGGCCCGTTCCGAAACACCGAGTCAAGGCGGGTCGAAATCCGGGGGCAACGCAATGGCTGACCAGCTGCTCACCGCTGCAATGGTCCACGTGTTCGCCCTGGCCAGGTTTGCGGCCGGCATCGCCACCCTGTGGGCGATCAGCCGCGCATGCCGCGCCGCGCGCAATGGGCTGCGCTGGTGCTGGCGGAGGTGC